AGAACTAAAAAATGGCGAAATAATATTATTTAAAGGTGCCACAGGCTCAGCTTCTTTTACAGAAATAAAGAACAAAGGCGTTTATTTTACGCCTACAAAAAAAGGATTACAGTTAAAAGGCGAAAGAAAGCCTGTTATTCAATATGAAAAATTTGTATATAATGGGAGTGAAGTACTTCATGCTAAAGGAAGCTCAAGAACTGTAAAAATATTCTTAACAAGAATTGAATCAGGTCAACAATGCTATACAACAGAAACTCATCTTTGGCAATATTTTGTATATTGTGAAGCTGCAGACAGTGATCAACATAGAAATATTAATACCTATATCATGTAATTAAAGAAAAGGAAACAAAAAACTGGAATGAACCACGTAGACAAAAAATCGCTAACAATGTTAGCTAAAGTTATACTGGAAAATAATTTAACAATAAATTCTATTATAACAACACTCAATTACGATTATGAATTAGTAACTTATTGTGATGAAGTTGTTGTTTTAGATTCTGACGAAAATGTTTTATTATCAGTTAAAAAAGACAATGAGTAAAAAAAAAGACAATTTCGATTGTGAGTCTTGCAAAACAAATTGGACTTTTTTTATGCACACTTGTAGTCAAAGCATTCAAGAATGTTATGGCTGCTTAAAGTGTGATAGTTGGTGTACAAAATGTAAAAAAGATTGGGCAAATGTAAAAAAGAAAGAGAACGTAAATGTTTAGTGTTGTATTTGGTGTAAATCACCCAAGACTATGTGAAGAGTTACCTGAGGGTAGGTACCAGTTTTTTGATGTTGGTGAAACAGAATCTTCAACTTTTATTTTAAAAAATTTAATAAAAGAATTTTTAAACGATAGAAATTCTCCTAAACTTGAAATTGTATACGAAGATTTCTGTAGAGATAGAGCTTTATTGAATTCAAATATTTTTCACCTCAACAATATTAGTAATATTGTTGAAGAATTTCAAAAGTGGTACACAGGTTCAAAAACATCTGCAATTAAAATGTATTTAGTTAAAAGACAGGGAAACAAAGTCGTTAATGTTTATAATCGATGGGAAACATATAGAAAAAAACCTGAATTTGTTCAGACAAATAAAAGAAAGAAAAGTTCTTTTTAAGTGTAAATAGTTTATTTATTAGATATAATCTCTTATAAGGAGAAAATAATGATTCAATTAAATAAAATATATTTTGATGGTAAAGGTTATATACAAAGGCGTATAGACTTAAATGAACCTCCAATAGATAAACTTATCAAGATATGCTCGAGACTTAATTTTACACCTGTCGATAGTATATCATTTGAAAATTATGAACCGCAAACTTTTTGTGACATTACAATAAATGACTACTACATTCAACGCGTTTCAATTAAACATATCTATATTGACATTGAAAAGTCTAATCAAACTGTGCTGTATCCTTCACACAATCCAACGCCAGATACAGGGAGTCTTTACTAAAATGATTAAAGAGCATCAAATAATTGCAGAAATTAGAAGTCTTAGTTTAAGCAAGAAACAAAAAAATAGAATGTTTAAATTTGTAGATGTAATAGACGTCAATCGTATAAGAAAGATAATGACAATCCAGTCTCTAATTAAATTAATTAGAAATAAAAACTGCAGTGTATTGAGATTTGTAGTTGGTCCAGTCTGGAACAGAATATTATTTGTTGATCTTGATTTAGAATTTAAGGAGTAATTAATAAATAGCTTAAGAATGTGCAAAGTAAAACTTAGAAAACAAGATATAAAACTTTTAGAGTGTCTTAATATGAAAGGAAGTTGTCAATGATTAAATTATCTTCTGAAATGGAAAGCAAGAAAGTTGAAATTAACTTAAAAGGACCACAGGGAAACGCGTTTTATTTGATTAGTCTTGCTGATTCTTTAGGAAAAGCCTTAGGCATGGACAAGTTTAGAATTAAGTGTATCCAAGACGAAATGAAACTTTCAGACTACGAGATGTTAATTCAGACTTTTGATAAATGGTTTGGTGATCATGTCATACTCTATAGATGATATTAAAAAAGGTGACATGTTATGGGTTGTGTTAAAAGGTCCAGATCAAAATTACGGTTACGGCGAAGTAGTTGAAACCTGGGTTGATGAAAAAACAGGCCTTGCTTTTTTTGACTTTCATTGCTTAGTTAACGGAGGCTTTAGGACTGGAAGAATCGATCAAATTATAGAAAAACCTAACGCAAGAATGGTAAGTAAATACCTTGAGGCAAGAAAAGATTTTGCTGAAGCTATGAAAAACTGGAAATAGACTAGACACTTTAAGTGTAATATTTTTTATTGCCTTTTATAATAAATAAAAAGGAGAAAATAATTGGATGTTCAATCGTTAAGAGAAGTTATATTTCCAGTAATTAATAAGGCTATTACTCAAATTGAAGAAGATAAGTTAGATTATAACATTACAATGCTCAGATCTATAATGAATGAAGCTTTAAATGGCGCGCTCAATATAAATCATTTCAGTGACACAAAAACAAAAGGTTTATTTTCTGGCAGAGGTAGAGCATGGGCAAGAACAAGTGTTGATTTAAATAATGAAGTTTGGGTTAAGATAAAAGAAGCTTTAAAGACTGAAGCTGTATATGCTGGAGAAGGTTCAAAGATGTACGAAGCATGCACAAATCTTTTAGATATGTTTGAAGATGCAGGTTTCGCATGGATGAGATTTGTTAGATCTAAAAAAGGAGTAACAGTTTTTAGTTTAAGAATGTTTGGATCAAAACTTGAAGACAATATAAAACTATACATTTCAGATCACTACATAAAAAACGGTGATATACAAAATCTCGAAGGAGTTCCTCACAAGTTAGGTCTTGAAAACGGTGTATATGAAAGAATACAAATTCAAAAGAAAGAAATAATTAATATCCCCGTTGAGTCAAAAGACCTAAGCTTATTAGGCATTCAATCTTTAGAAGATATTTTAAGTAAGGAGGCAATTATCAATGAAGAAGTTTGAAAGATGTTCATCCTGCACAGCAAGGAGGAAATTATCAATGAAGAAGTTTGAAAGATGTTCATCCTGCACAGCAGGAATTATGTGCCAATGTGATAAAACAAAAAAACAAAAAAGTTCAACCATAGATCATCCTGATCATTATTTGAGTGCTTCCGGGCATGAAGTTATCGACGTAATTGAAGCATGGCGTCTTGACTTTGACTTGGGAAATGCTATTAAATATATTGCTCGAGCTGGAAAAAAAAGTCCTGGTAAAAAGAGTGAAGACTTATTGAAAGCAATTTGGTATATAAATCGAAATATTCAAAAGTCAAAGTAAGTAGTTATAATTAATTTATTTTAGAAGGATAAAAAATGGCGAAAGTTAATATTGTTTGGTCTTTTGAAGACACAGACTTTGAGAATGTAGGTAATGACCAGTATGATTATATTGTTGAACTCGTAGGCTTACCTAACAGCGTTGAATTAGATGATCTTGACTTAGACGAGACAGATAACATAAAAGAATGTCTATACGAATATTTTGGATTTAAAGTTGTGACTTGGGAATTTGATTAACAATTTATGCGTGTGCAAATTATTTAAACATTGATTTATAATTTATAGTCAATAACAATATTAGGACATTTAAATGAGAGACTTAATAAGCGAAAAATTTAAAGATCATAAACAAAAATATTTTTTCTTTGACTTGGAATCAAAAACTTTTTCAAAGTTATTAGATGTAATAACATCAAAAATTGCTTGTGGAGAAATTGAATCAAAAGTAGGCATTCAATTAATAAAGTCATTTAAGTCTAATAGGAGAGGATGGCTCAAGCTTAAAGCTGTAAGAGGTAGATCAAACCAATATTGTGAATGTTTGGCTATTACAGAAAGTAATATTAAATTTACAGTCAGATTAGACTGCAAGGAAGTTTTAGACGCAGAAGTTTTAGACTCGTCGCCAAAGTCTCTTAAACTCTTTAAAAAGAAGAACAAAAAAACTAAACGTGGTAGTAAATGGAAAAAGCCTGATGACGGTTTTACAGATAACATTGATTCGCCAACTATAGAAGAAGAACTTACAGAAACAGGTTACGAACTTTATAAAGACTGGCAAGAAGAAATAAGGTCATCAGGACTAACTGCACATGAATATAAGCTTAAATACTACTACCCATATGGATATTCTAAAAGGACAATATGACTTCAACATCTTATTCTTTAATATGCTCAGCTATATTTGTATTTTTTTATGCATATCACAAACACGTTTCAGCAAGAGAGTTTATACTAAAATATACCGGAACGATTGTTGTACAGTTTATAATTCTAAAGCATGTTTTTGATACATATATAATGTTTAAAGGAAATTAAAATGTTATGGAAGACAGGCAAAAAAGAAATTATTGAATACAAAGACATACTTGAAATATTAAAAAAAGTTTCAGAAAGCAATAATCATAAAATTATAATCGGGACAGACAGCGTTAAAGTAGGTTACGATTTTGTTTTTTCAAACGCTATATGTGTTTTAAATAAAGACGAGTTTTATGATAAAAGATACTTTTATACAAGATTTAAAGTAAGTGATAATGCTTTTTATGATCTGTCAAAAAGAATTTTAAAAGAAACAGCAGACTCTATAGACATTGCGCTAAAAATAAAAAAATTAATAAATAAAGCTAACATAGAAATACATGCTGATGTTAATGAAAATTCGCTGTACATGTCTTCAAGATATAAAAAAATGGTAATAGGATATATCATGGGTTGCGGTTTTAATTACAAAATTAAACCTAATTCTTTTGTAGCATCTGCAATTGCAGACGTTCACACAAGGAAAAGCTAAATGATTAACATGATCAATATAGTTGGAAAGATTATTAAGGTTAATGCAAAGCTGAATGGTATAAAATTTATTAGCAACAAAAAAACAATACAAGTATGCATAAGAATTGGTTATTATTTAATAACAGATATTATTGTAAGTTTAGGGGAAGTTTCTTTTGTTGAAATACTTTTTGGTGAAGATTTAGTTTTATTTAACAAAGCTTGGTTTCGTAATATTGAAATAATGTAGTATTACCTATTTAATTTAGGAGGTAGCTACTATGAAAAACTTTGTTTTAACCACAGACTCTGAAAATTACATTCTTAATGAGAAGGATACAAATAGAATATATGTCTTTGAAAATGTTAATGAGTATAAAGAAGAGTTAGTTGACATGATTAACAATAATCAAATGTCTATTTCTGAAATAACTTTTCATGTTGAGTCATGGGGAGGAAAGCTATATGTTTTAACGCTAAGAGAACTTTTAAAAATATTTTTTGAAAAAAGTTAATCGAAGGGGTTACAAATTAAAAATCGGTGTTTATATTATATACACCAACACAATGAAAGGATTTCTTGAATGATTTATACAACAATGGATACCAGAAGAACATTAAATATTTTAGATGAAATTTTAAATGCAACTTTAGACTTTACAGACAATGCAACCTTTAACAAGACATGCTCTTCAAAGAACTTTATCAAAAAAGAAAAAGACAAAGTTGTCTTTAGAGCTCCAGCAACTGGATTACAAAAAGAAGAAATCAAAATGTCTTTTGATAACAAACACCTTTTAGTTGTAGGAAAGCCTTCTAAAATCAATGATCCAATAGCCAGACCTATTGATCATAAAGTTTTTATTGGTGATGCAATTGATAGTAACAGTATTAAAGCTTCGTTAGACTCAGGCATTCTTACTATAGTAATACCGTTTAAAGAAAAAAAGGACACAGTTTCAATAACATTTTAATTATTAAAAATAACGTTTAATTTATTAATAGACCAGCTTTAAGCTGGTTTTTTTTTATCACATTAAAGAAGCCAGTCCAGGTACAGAAAAGCATACAAAATAAAACACTGCTACACAAACACTAATCTTTAAAGTTGGGTCTTGATTATTCATTTTTTTCCTAACATTTTTCATGATCATTAATTATATGTTATAGGATCAAATATTATAATTTTTTTATTGCACTTTTATGTATTGAGAAAATATTGTTGTTTATTAAAACCTTGTAGAAATTAAACCTATCATCATGTGATAACTTTATTTCCTCTAATATAATACATATATTGTTGTTATAAGGCTTAAAAGACTTAACTATTCCAATATTATTGTTTCTTTCTTTTCTGGTTTTCATAGTATACCTACTGCTTCGTCATGCCGCAGCATTTGCTGCACAATTTTTCTTTTATGTTAAGCATTTAAAATTTACTTTTTAATAAAAACTTTGTTTTTAGATATTCTTTTTCTTTTTCCTTGAAT